ATATGGGTGCGCTCCGAACACGCAGCTCTCAATTCGCTCCTTCAAGGGGCTGGGGCGATAGTGATGAAGAAGGCTTTGGTATTGTTTCACGACAAGACTAAGGCTAACAAATGGCCTGTGAAGCTGGTAGCAAATGTCCATGATGAATTTCAACTTGAAGTTCCTAAGATGTATGCTACAATGGTAGGTGAGGCTGCAAAGCAAAGTATTGTTGAAGCTGGGTTGCATTTCAAGCTTCGTTGTCCACTAGACGGAGAATATAAAATTGGTGCAAACTGGCGTGAAACACATTGATAAGAATCAAATACTGTTTAGCATTGAAGAAGGTAACTTCAGTGTTAAGATAGGAGAGAATCTAGATCTTGAAGAGGTATACACTGTGCTCTTATCAGCACTTATGTACTTAGAAGATCTGGCATCGGGTAATACAGCTCACCCGTCACAAGAGCTGCATTGATAGAGGAAACGTAATGGTATTCGATGTTGACACAAATGAAGCTGCCTTCATTGTTCGTGTGATTGGGCAACTACCTACTGAGTCAGGTGCATTCCCATTGCATCAGAAACTGGTAGCTCAATTTCAAGAGCAAGAGAAACAATCAGCAACTGAATCCGTAGTAACTGATGTTACTGCTAAATAAATTAACTTAAGGAAAATGAAATGAGTATTGATACACTGAAACCCGTTAAAGTCGCTGGTGAAATCTTCTGGAGTAACTGGATGAACACCTTTAACACTAAGTTTAATGAAGACAACAAGAAGTACGAATGTACTATTGGTAACTTGAGTGATGCAGCCTGTGAAAAACTTAAAGAGCTGGGCATCAACATCAAGAACAAAGAGAGCATGGGTAACTTCATTGTTGCTAAGTCTACTTACTTGTTTACACCTGTGGATGAGGAAGGTAATCCTGTAGACATTGCCAAGATGGGTAATGGTACTAAGTGTCACGCAGTTATCTCTTCATACCGTCACAAGATGTCAGCTAAGTTTGGTGCAGCTCCTTCGATTAAGAAGTTGATTGTGACTGAACTGAAGGTGTACTCTCCTGAAGGTACTGAGGAAGAAGAGACTGCGGATGACGTTCTCTAAAAAGCCTACTGAGGCTATTGTAGATGCTGACTTTTTAGTTTATAAAGTTGGCTTCTCCAATGAGGAGGAAGAGGAACGGTGGGCACTAAATCGACTCACGGAGTGGTTTACTGACATAATCTATATGCGCTTGAAGTGTGATGACTATAGAGCATGGATTACAGGTAAAACTAACTTTAGATTTGAGGTAGCTACCACTGTTCCTTACAAAGGTAATCGTAAGGATGCTCCCAAGCCTAGACACTATGAGGCTCTTCGTAAACATCTGATGAAGCTCGGTGCTAAGATGTCTGAAGGTGAAGAGGCTGATGACTCTGTAGGCATAGCTTCCACTGAAGGTAACTACTGGATCGTCCACGTTGACAAGGATCTAGATCAGTTACCGGGGTGGCACTATAATCCTGTAAAGGATGAGGAGTATTATGTTACTGACTTTGAAGGCTTATATAGTTTCTACAAACAGATACTGACAGGTGACAGAGTTGATAACATTATTGGGTTACGAGGTATTGGCCCTGTAAAGGCTGATAAGATCTTGAAAGACTGTACAACCGAAGAGGAATTATATGCAGCTTGTCTCAAAGCTTATGACAACAATACTGACAGGGTACTGGAGAACGGTAAGCTCCTATGGCTAAGAAGAGAACCAAACCAGATGTGGCTACCACCTTCGAGCTTGCAGGATCAAAGTGGTTCGTTAACTACGTAGTGCACATGGATGATATGGGTAAGTGTGATCCTGAGAAGCAAATCATATCTATTCGTATGGACATGAACAAGCAGACTACTGAGCAAACCTTCTACCATGAGTTAGTTCATGCCATCTTGTTTACAATGGGTAAACTAACCCACGAAGAAGAGTTTGTAGATACCTTTGGAGCTTTCCTACACCAGTATCAGATCACTAAGGCTAGTCATGAAACCTAAGCGTAAGAAGCCACTGACAGTTAGACAAGTAGCTTTGAAGCATGGGTTTAGGTCAGGCTTAGAAGACAAGATAGCTGATAACTTGAAAGCCTTAGGTATTCCATTTGAGTATGAGAAGCTAGTGATTGCATATACGCAGCCTGAGAAGAAACGTACGTACACTCCTGACTTCCTATTACTTAAGAATGGTATTATCATTGAGAGCAAAGGCAGGTTCATGACTGCTGATAGACAGAAACACTTGATGGTGAAGGAACAACACCCTGAACTTGATATTAGATTTGTCTTCAGTAATTCTAAGTCTAAACTCTCAAAGGTAAGCCAAACTACATACGGAGATTGGTGCAACAAGCATGGATTTCAGTATGCCGATAAAGATATTCCAATGTCATGGTTAAACGAACGAAAGGGTAAATAATATGTTAGCTAATTTAATTAAAGAACTTGAGAAGTCAGATGATCTTCGTAATGCTTGGGAAGACTTCACTGATGTACTGGTAGTGCAAAAACTTAAAGAGTCTTACTTGAATACCCTTAATGGTGGTTTAAGTAGCCATCCTGAAGATATTGCTGAGACCAAGAAAGTCAATGAAGCCATTGCTGTCTGTTTAGGTTACTTCATGTACGTTGTTGATGCTCAAGATTTTCTGCAGGAGGCTAAGAATGCAAGTGAATCTGATTAAGGAACATTCTAATGGTGATGCAACCTATGAGTTTGATTTAACTCAAGCTGAAGCTCAATCATTACTTACCTTTGGTATTCTAGAAGCCATCAAAGCTGGTATACGTGAAGGTGATAGATTAACAGTTGAAGGAGATGACATTGAGAATATTAGTAATCCCGGACTGTCAGATTAAAGAGGGTGTACCTTTGGAGCACTTGACATGGGCTGGTAAAGCCATTGTCGATTACAAACCTGATGTAGTGGTGAACATAGGTGACTTTGCAGATATGCCAAGCCTTAGCACTCACGACATCAAGGGGAGTAAATACTTTGAAGGTCTACGCTACAAGAAGGATGTAGAAGCTGCTAAGGAGGCCATGAAGCTTCTCTTGGCTCCTTTGAGGGAAGCTCAGAAGTCTCAGAAGTCATCTAAACACAAGGTGTACAAGCCTCGTATGGTGATGACTTTAGGCAATCATGAGAACCGTATCGATAGGGCTGTCAATAACAATCCTACACTGGAAGGCTTAATATCTACAAAGGATCTTGAGTATGAGAAAGACTGGGAAGTACACGGGTTCCTACACCCTGTGTTCATTAACGGTGTTGGCTTTAATCATTATTGGCCTATCGGGGCTATGGGACGACCTGCCAGTGCTGCTAGTGCTATCATTAATAAGCTACATATGTCTTGTGTTGCGGGACACCAGCAGGGAAAGCAGATTGCTTACGGAAAACGTGCTGATGGAAAGCCTATATGCGCTATCATTGTTGGGTCTTATTATCTTCACGATGAGTCTTACATGGATCAACTTAGTAACCGTCATTGGAGGGGATTGCTAATGATGAATGAAGTACATGATGGACACTTCGATGAAATGTTCTTAAGCGTTGAGTATTTAGGGAGAAAATATGGCAACAGTTGAATGTAAAACTTGCTTTTACAGCGAATTAGATGGTAAAATACACCCTTGTAATAATTGCGACAATTACGACAAATGGGTTAGTCGCACTATCTATATTAAACAAAACATTTCTAAACCACTCAGTGAAGCCATTAAAGAGTGGGTAGATCTTAAAGAAGATGAAGAGATTGTAGACATTGTTAATCAGCCTCCTCATTATACTGAGCACCCTTCAGGTATTGAATGTATCCAAGTTACTGAGCACATGGGCTTTAACTTAGGTAATGCAATCAAGTATATCTGGCGGTGTGACTTAAAGAAGGATGCCATTGAAGACTTGAAGAAGGCTAAGTGGTACATTGACAGAGAGATCAGCAAACGTGAACAACATAACATTTGAAGAACTGAAAGAGGCTCTCAAGCGTTTGGATGAGGTCACACTCTTGGAACTGCTAGGAATCCAGAGTGATGATCTTGTCGAAAGATTTGATGATGTGATTGAGAA